AGAAACTGCGGTCGCTCAACCACTGGCTTGCGATGCACGCGGACGGTAACAGCGACAGGTGTGCCTGTGGCGTGAGTCAAGTAGACAGCCGGAATTTCGAAGTGCCTATGCACGTCGCCCAGCATCGCTCGCTTTTTCTCACGCCACCCAGCCATTGGTCAGTCGATCAAGTTTTTCGAAGCTTTGCCTTTCAGCTTGGCTTCGGCAGCAGCAGCTTCGGCAGCAGCAGCTTCGGCAGCAGCGGCTTCGGCAGCAGCGGCTTCGGCAGCAGCGGCTTCGGCAGCAGCGGCTTCGGCAGCAGCGGCTTCGGCAGCAGCGGCTTCGGCAACAGCGGCTTCGGCAGCAGCGGCTTCGGCAGCAGCGGCTTCGGCAGCAGCGGCTTCGGCAGCAGCGGCTTCGGCAACAGCGGCTTGCAGATCAGGGTTGCTCATTTTGAACAACGCGATCTCGGCGCTGGTGGCCTCACGAATTGCACCCATCAGCAGCATTTCCGCGAAGTTTTTCACATCGGTCACAGGCAGCACAGTGCCAGGTTCGATTGCGATCTGCCGCATGATGATCCGATGCAGACTATATGCAAAATCCATGGGAGTCTCCCTTCTAAGATGAAAAGCGCGCAGCCCCGTTGTGAGGCTGCGCTGTTGGCTTACGGTGCCAGCACGTTGGCCAGCAACGTAGCGTTCGGGTTGATCGGCACCATCAGCGGAGCGGACTCGTGCTGAATGTATTCGACCTCTTGGGGCTTCGGCCCCAGCCAGTTCTGGCCGAAGATTTCCAGCGGCATGTAACTGGCGGCGCGGGACTTGATCGCACCGAACGCCTGGTGACCCATCACGTCTTCAGCAGTGCCGGTGAACAGCATCTGATGCGAACCCAAGTAGCGGGTCGATGCGTTCGTCTGCGGATCGAGGTAGGTCGAGTTGTCCACCCACAGTTCGATGATCTGGCCAGAAGCGCCGCCGACGCCGATGGTCCCAACACGGAACACTTTCTGACCCGCAGCCGTGTAAAGCCCACGCTCATATTCCAACACAGGCTTTGAACTGTAGTTCATATCCAGCAACGCTTTGAACTCAGCGTTCGCACGCATCGCTTTCCAGACGTTCGCGCCCATGGTCACACGAACCGGGACTGCGCCAAAGGCCGTCACGGACATGGTGTCGATCACCAGTTGCAGGAAGTCCAGAATGGACACACCAACATCACCGAAGCGGTCACCTGGGCCAAGCGTGATTGTGTGCCCAGCGTCACGCTGGAAGTCCACCAGGGTCGAAGGGTATTCATCCCCGACCAAAGTGATCTTGCCATCACGCAACGCCACAGCCGCCATGTAGTTGTGCGTGCGCTTGATGGCACGAACATGCGAGGAAGTCATCGCAGCCCGGATCAAGTCGAGGCGCTGCATGGGGGTGATCAAATCCAGGCGCACTTGGCTCATGTTCGAGTCGATACCAACGCGCCGGGTCAGGGGCATCAGAGGGTCGATCTCGTCATGCACCTTCACATAGGCAGGCTTGAACCGATAAGCAGTCGAACTGTCGTCATAGACCGACCGGCCCCGCCCTTCAGGCAACACGAACGGCGCCAGTTTGCGGTTCAGAATCGGCATCTTTTCGAAGTCGATATAACCGGTCGCATCGGTCTCGACGGTTTTGGTGAACCACTGCATCCAGTAGAGGGGATCTTCCTCCACATGGCGCATCACACCCAAGAAGGTGTTGGTGTCCCAAAGTTCATAGTTCACAGAAGTCGAAGGCATGGTGTGGGCTCCTTTCCGTTATGCGCCGCGAACAGCGACGATGATGTTGGTAGGGGTAGGAGCGTCACGGAATGCCGCTTCTTTCTTCGCGTTGGTGTCGTAAGAACCGTGCCAGATCAGCGCGTCACGGTTGAAGCAGCCCGAATACCAGACAGGAGCGCCCAACGTGCCAGTTGCACCGAGGGTGGCAGACTGCGCCAGAACGCCAATGGGTTTCACGCCGCCAAGGTTCCGCCCGCCCGCCAACGTCGCGGCGCCGAACGAAGTACCAGTGCCCGCTTCCGTGGTGACAACATCGTTACCGTTCGGACCTAGTTCCTTGGCCGTGATCGTCACCACGCCAACCGCAGACGAAGCGGTGACAGACGGATGGGATACAGTGTCCGCTCCGTAGGTCGTGCCAGCACCAGCGGCGCCATTGATTGCGGCAACCAAGTTGGCAGCAGACGCCGTGACGGAAGCGCCAATCAGCACCTGGTTTGCAGCAGTCAGTGCTGCAACGAGCGTGTAGGTCCGCGTGCCGATGGTGATGGTGTCTGCAGCCGTGCCTACGCCCGAGAACGTCAGAGTGCCAGTTGCAGCGGCCGCAGCCGCACCATAGGTCGCCAGTGCCAGTTTGCCGGCAGCATCCAGACCAACGACTGAAAACTGCGCGAACGAAGTATTGATCGCCATCGGGAAGCTGAACGCCTGTTGCAGTTCTGGATGCTGACCAGCAAGCAGATAGTTTTGCAGATAACTGTCCATGACCTCAAAGGAGGCACGGCCCAAATCAGCATAGGGTGGGGTGATGGTTGCCATTGGTACTTACTCCTTCTTGGCTTTGAAACCGTCGATGCCGAACTCCCGAAGGTTGCTCAGCACGCTCGACTTGGCGTCGGTCTTGTCGTCCTCGTCGTCGTCGCCCGCTGTGATACCGGGTTGCTCAGTCCCAGCCATCGCTGCTTTGAGCATTCCTTTCGGAGCCCCTGCGGTGGCCGTGGTCTGCTTGTCGCCAGCAGATGCAACCGCCTTTTCTTCCGGTAGCTTGGCTAGTTCGATGGCAGCAGCTTCGGCGGTGATGCCCAGATTGACCATCATCCGGGCGGCGCTCGGGCGGGTCTTGGCCAGATCGGAATCCAGAATGGTGGAAATCCGGGTGCGTTCGTCGGTGACGCCGAGGGTCTTGCCTTCGCTCACACCTTCCGCTTTCGCGGTCGCGGTCGCAGCAGCAACAGCCGTTGCAACCTGCGCTTCAACTTGGGCCTGCGTGATATTGTCGGCCATTTCGTCCTCTCCTTCAGAGTTGATTGTGGCCACGAAGGCCGTGATTGCGTCGTCAAAAGTGCCAATTGCATCGGCCAACCCGTTTTCGATCGCCTCTTGCGCCATGAACGTCAGAGCATTGGTTTTATCGACCGCCACTTCGCTCATTCCGCGGTTCCGTGCCACAATGGCCACGAACTGATTGTGGAACTCATCCACGCGAGCCTGAATGCGCTCTTGGGCATCCTTGCTCAAAATCTCATAGGGGTTACCTTCCATCTTTCCAGGCTTCGACCTGATAATAGTGGTCTTGTATCCCGCGTTCGCCAGCATCTCGGAATATTCCATGTGGATAACAACCACACCGATAGATCCCACCCCACCCGTCCGCGCCACGGTGATGCTGTCAGCGACAGAGGCGATGCTGTAGGCAGCCGAGTAAGCATGTTCGCAGGCAAAGGATTGGATAGGCTTGCGCCCGCGCACCGCGAATATTTTGTCAACCAGTGCGAAGTTGCCGGAAACCAGCCCGCCGCCAGAGTCGATCACCAGAGCGATACCCTTCACATCCGAGTCGTCCATGCCACGCTTGACGGCTTCCCAGATGTATTCGTAGCCGGTGGCGTAAGCGCCATAGGCGTAGGGGAAGTTGTTCAGCAGCACGCCTTTGACCGGGACATGCAGAATGCCATCTTTGACTTTGTACGGCCGGTAGTAGGACCGATAGTCATCTGTGCTGAACCAGAAGTCGTTGTCGTTCGCCGTTTCGATCTTGGCGAATTCCGCCGAGGCTTCCTCAACTTTGGACAAGCAGGCTTCCAACCACGCGCTGCGGCCTTCTTCGATCAGCGCAGGCTGATCATTGAACTGCGCCATCAGATGATTCATTTTATGCGACATTCTTCTCCCTTTCTTTTCCGGTTAGGGAGTTCTGCATGTCCTGGGTGTTCGGGTCGGTGTAGATGGACGGTATCTTCAAATCTGTATCCATTGCCAGTTCGCGCTTGATCTGCCGCTTGATCTGCCGCCAGTCGCCGCCCGACATTTTCGCAATTTCAACTTCCTGCGTGGACAAGCCGTTTTTCATCCGCAGAATTGCTGCCTGCGTCTCTTTCAACGGGTCGATCTGTCCCTGCCCCGCACCGATCCACGCAGCCTCACAATAGGCGTCGATGTTCTGCGACTCGTAGAAGTTTGGCATGTTGCGGCGCTTGAAGCATTCCAGATCGGCATAGTTGACGGCTTCTTCCATCCACAGCCGATAAACGAAGTTCGCGGTGCCATCGGCCACGAGGCGTTTCTTGGGCAACATGCCACGCAGCGACTCGCCAATGCTGGCACGGGCCGACGAGTAGTTCGTCTTCGTGTAGTCGCGCGAAAGCTGCTCGTAAGAGACCCCGAGGCTGGTTGCGATGTGGCGCAGCAGCGATGCTTCGAATTGCTCACCCAAGGGGCTTTGCGCGCCGGGGTTTTGAATTTTCAGATGGGTGTTCGGCAGGAAGACGGGGATCTTCGCGCCTTCCATATGGATGTTACGGGCGCTGTCTTGGTAAGCAGCCTGCATCTCCAGAAACTTCTGGATACCATCCACATAAGGGTTTTCAGATGTCTGACCGGCGCCCATGGACAGGGCAGCTTCGCCCGGAATATCAGTTTCGATGGTGGCAGCATAAGTCGCGCCGATCACGGCACGCTGCAATTCGGTCTTGCGGAAATGCTTCAGCATCCGCATTTCGCTAAGAGCAGTCACCATCCCAGCTACGCCGCGCGTCTGATCCGGCCGCAGGCTTTCGTAGATGTGCAGAACCTGCTGTCGACCCCAAGGGTTGAACCGCTTCACCCGTTTCCAAGTGGGCAAGCCAAAGTTGCCGTAGGTCAGCCGCACGTCATTCGGATGCTCTGTGCGAATGTGATATGCGATTGGGGCACCGCGCTTCGTGCGCTCAACACCCGAACGAATCCGCTGAGTGTAGGCGAAATCCAACCCTTGCGGTGTGCTCAGGCGATCCGCGTCAATCATCATCATGTTCGAGGCAAACGGGCGTCCATCATCGTCCCATTCAGCAGTGCCCAGCACCTCGCCACCAGAGACATGGGTGCCGACAGCAAGCCGTATCAAACCTGTCAGCGTGTTGACGCGTTGCGCATCCGGCCAGCACATCGGGCTTTCAGCCCAGAAGCCGAAACGGGTTTCGATTTCTTCCTGCGCCTCGGATTCCCAGTCCTCATCAATTTTGCCAAACAGGATCTTGCTGTTGGGCTTCGCATTGAGGCGATACTGCTCACCAACGATGGTGTCTTTGTGGGTCGCAGCGCCGCCCGCCACATAGGCATCGTTGCGCTGCATGTCGCGCACACGGGCGTCCAGACGCGGTTTCTCATAGAGCATGTCACCGTCAGCGGAACGTAGCGGCGGTGCCCATGTCGCAAGTTGATCATGGACGCTCGACCCATCATAAGCTACTCCGCCACCGGCCACTGCCATAACCGGTGGCGGAGCAATCGCATCAGCCGTGGTCAGGGAGACACCATCCAGAGGGCCGAGCAGATGGGAGAGATCGGTGCTCATGAGAAAATCGGTCGCAAAGGACGAACCGCTGCGGTCGTCGTGCCAGCGATCTGCTGCTTGATTT